ACCGATTACACATCCCGCAATGCCTCGTGGTATCAAACTACGTGATCCTCAGTGGTATGTTGTATCGGACAAGAACGTGGATACTTTCATGGAAGATATCCAGAAACGTCATGAGGGACAGTTGGTTTTTATGGCGATGTCAGTAGGTGACTACGAACTCATGGCATATAACATGCAAGAAATTCGTAGATATATAACTCAGTTGAAAGAAGTGGTGGTGTACTACCGCACTATCAACACCAAAGAGGAAGAAGAACCAGTCAAGGAAGAAGGTAATGAGGACTAAAATGTTAGCTGCACTACGTCAGTATGCAGAAGGACAGATTGCACTACACAAGGTAAACGTGGAAGTGTATCTAAAGAACCCTGCAGGTATCGGAGAACATCCCGATGTAATGGAAGCGGTTCAAAAAGAACTTCACTCAATTGCAGAGTGGGAAGATCAACTGTTTGTATTGGAGAAGCACTTCGAATGAGAGGAGCAATGGCGAAGAAGCGTAGACGTGAGTCTGCGTTAGAGAGACTCAAGGAATCACAGTTCTTTGAGAAAGGAACCCGCACACAAGAGGCGTGGCAGAAGAATAAAGATCGTATGATCGAAACACTAGAAAAGAGGGTAAGATTATGAGACGTATTGTCTCAAACGAGTATGACGTTACGGTCATTAAAGTAGTAGACGGTGACACAGTGGACGTAGACATTGACTTAGGATTCAATGTTGTACTCACTGATGAGCGAGTCAGAATTGTTGGTATTGATACTCCGGAGTCACGCACCAGTGACAGAGTAGAAGACTTATTTGGTGAGGCGGCAAAGAAACGTCTCAAGGAACTAATGGAATCAGGTGCTAAACTTATCACCACCGAAGACAAACATGGTGAAGATATGAAAGGTAAGTTTGGTCGTATCCTTGGTGACTTCCGTCTACCGGACGGAAAGAAAGTCACTGAAGTCCTTATTGAAGAGGGACATGCAGTACCTTACTTTGGTGGATCTAAAGACGAACTTGTTGGTAAGCATATGAGGAATCGTCAGAAGTTACTTCAAGAGGGTGTCGTGACGCAGGAAGATTACGAGAAAGCGTTACATATGATGCGGAACCGATAGTAGGGTGCTTTTACAATGAGATGGAATGTTCTTGGAAACGGTGATCATGCCCACCAATTTGAGAGGGGATCGCCAGGCAGGTTGTTGATATGCAACATGCCACCTTTTGATATACCTAACACAGAAGTGTTTGCAACCTGTATGGTTGATTTCAAAATGATGATGGCACTTGCTGAAGGTATGATCAAATTGGACATGTACGATTGGATACTTGGAACCCGTCCTAGACACTGGATGGATATGAACCCAATGTTTTATCTGAAGTACGCCCAGAAAATTAAAGCTATGCATACACATGTACCTGCGTATGCACAGTTGCCGGGACAGTCGCCAAATCAAGCTGCAACAAACTACAGTTGCGGTCACATGGCGGTTGACTATGCATGTAGAGTGCAAAAAGCGAGTGAAGTGCACATCTATGGATTTGACTCAATGTTTGATACTACGCTACGTAGTTACACAGATCTACTACTAGGATCAGACAGGAGTCCACAGAACACTCACCGATTAGCAAATAATTGGAGACCGATCTGGCCTAAGATGTTTGATGAGTTCAGTGACACTAAATTCTTCTTATATCATAGTCATGATAGGATCAAGTTTCCTATCGGAGATAACGTAACAATAATAGTAAAGGATAAAAAATGAAAAAACAAATAAAAGAATCTTTTGCCGGATTAGGCACTGACTTAAAAAGGTTTGGTCAAGAGACATGGAAAGACTTCAAACACTGTTGGTCAGTCTATCCAAATGTAATGATTATCATGGGATGCATCATCTTAGTAGCCTTATTTGTATAAATACTGTTATTAACCTAACAGGATCTATACCGACACATGCAGTCCTTTAACTCGTTTTTAAAAGAAGACCTCTTTCTACAAGAGGAATTCAACATCCTTATGGAGAAACTCATCACCTTTGGTGGCGAGGCGTATCCTAAGTTTGGAAACATCGTACTCATGGCAGGGGGTGCGGGATCTGGGAAAGGATTTGTATTGTCCAATCTAGTAGGACTAGAAGGTAAAGTTTTCGACGTAGACGAATTGAAAACACTTGCATCTAAAGCACCTGCCATTAAACGCAAAGTCGCCACTGAACTTGGTGTTGATATCGAAGACCTTGCAAAGAACCTTAGAGATCCCAAGAACGTAGAGAAACTCCATGACATCATGGGTAACTACTTGGGGGTCGATAAGAGAAAAGAACGTGCGTTCTATCGTGGTGTCCTTGCCGCAGATCCAGATCGTAAACCGAACATCATATTTGACATGACTCTGAAGTCACTGGATAAACTTGATAAGATCGCAAAAGATGCTGCTATGTTGGGATACGATAAAAAGAACGTTCACATCGTGTGGGTAGTTAACGACATCGAAGTTGCGAAACAACAAAATGCAAAACGTGCACGTACTGTACCGTCAGAGATTCTAATCAACACTCACCGTGGTGCCGCTAATACGATGGGTGACATCATCAACATGGGTAAGAAACTCAAGAAGTACATCGACGGAGACATCGTGTTTGCATTCAACAAGGTCGGTGTTGATGCAAACCTAGTCAAGTCTGGTAAGGGCGGTTCCTACGTCAAGGACGCAAACTACTTCTACGTCAAACGAGCAGGAAAACAACCTACTCCGATTCTGTCGCTCGATAAAGAGATAAGACGCAAAATTAAAGACTACGTACCTAAGAACGTAGAGTGGAATTAACTTCCCTTATAACAGTGAATCGAATCGTTTAGAATTGCGTACTGGATTGCCTTGTCTTCAGGGTTTTCATCTCTGAATCTCTGATCCCATACATTACGCAACGCAAACACTTCATTCAAGTAATAGGCGTTGTCTTCTGCTACACCAGTCTGTAACGGAAGAGCACTATAGTAGAAATCCACGATATCAAAATCTGAAGTACAGACTCCTGCAAATGCAGAACGAATGTGATGATGAGAGATATCTAAGTCATCTCTATCTTTAGGAACACCTGCTAGTACTACACAATCATATTGGGTATCAGGTGGCGTTGTGATTTGAACATCTCTACCTTTCTTGTACTGCTTGTCCGAATTCACTAGATCAACGTTATATCTCTTGTACAGTGCATTCATGACTTTACGGTGACGTGACTCCGGAGGAGACACTGTATGCATTTCGAAATCGATGTACCCATATGCCATACGGACAATAGGTAGAAACTGTAACCAGATGTTAGGGTCAACCATAGTCTCATCCAAAGAATGATAACTTGGAGTTTTGTGTACTACCCTGTCCATCTTGCGGTTGATAGTCCATGTAGTCTGAGCAGCGTTATAGTGACCAACGAAGAGGATCTTCTTGTATCCTTTGATCGCCAAATAGTTGAGGAACATAGGGCAGTAGTTGAACACATCATTGACTGTATGTGACCAGTAGTCTTTCCATCTTAGAACTAGATCATTCTGTCTGACTTCACCACCAATAGTGTAGTTAAGTCTTCCCCACTCAGTTTGCTTCTTTTCTTTATGGATGTACTTCCCAATCGAAGTATCCGTAGGAGATCTGGGTGTGGTTACGATCAACTCGTTGCGCTGTCTGTAATTCATGGATTACCCTTGATAGATGTTTTGTATGTGGTCTTCAAACTGTTCTATCTTATCTAGTCGGTTTGGCCACAAAATATATTCCTTTTCAGGATTCTGTTTTAAGTTGTTCAACAGAGGTTGTATCGCATTGAATAGTCTGTCCAGTCTCTCTTGAGTAGACTGGGCATCTGTCGATACAGTTTCAACCTTTTGGGTTGCCTGTTGGACTGCTTCTATTTCTGATTCATCCGCAAAGGAGAAACCAAAATCAAATAGATCGTCACTCATATTTATACCCTTTTTGTTCAATTTTCTTTTATTTATATGTTGACAACCTCTCAAAAATTTGATATACTGATCTAAGATCAGTGAGGAGAATACTATGAGTAAAATTGGAAGTTATGTTATGGATCTGCAGGAAATCGTCGATCCTATGGTATATGAGGGTTTCTCTGAGGAAGCCATCATTAAAGAGGTCGAGGACAAGATTCCCGGCACCCCTTCATCTTGGGTCAAAGATATGATCGCAACTGCACAGAGGGAATACGGATGGAATTACTAGAACTTTTGCGGGATGTAGTTGTTATTGGTGTTGCGGGATGGTTCGCCGTTATGTCTTCGATAGTCGTAGATGAGGACAAAAAGTTCCGCAGAAAGGGTATGAAAGAGGGTACTCACGACTATTATGGTAATAGAATCAAGGATTCTAATAGCAAAAAAGTCTAAAAAAAGTGAACTTTTTTTCAAAAAAAGCTTGGCAAGATCCTAAAAATGGGTTATAATTACTACGTAATTGAGAGTGAGGATATAAATTATGACTGCATTTATTAAAGAAGAGTTTGTTTGGGACGGTATGTACTTGATGTACAGAGGTGCCCACGAGAACTCTAGGAACATGGAAGATGTTCACCCAGACTGCCACCCATCTTGGGTCGGTAAACCCAAACCTGAGTTTATCGCAAGGTTCAAGTACGGTAAGTACAAACCTTGGAAGGCATGGGTCAACTTCCTTGTCAAGAACGTTTCTGTTGAGGAATACGTTGCGTTGGAAAAAGCATCTAGTCCTGTGAAGGCAATGCGTGAACTTGGTTATGGAGGAAAGGTCTAATGGAAACCTACTTTGAATTTTTGGATGATCTACGGGAGTCTGGTGACATCAACATGTTTGGTGCACCACGAGTCTTGATGGATGTTTTTAATATGAGCAAGGTCGAGGCGATGAACGTGTTTATCGCTTGGACTGAGCAATTTGGTAAGGAGTAATTATGATTGGTAATCGTCAAACTGTTAACGTTGTCTATGGTTCTACTGGTGAACGTACTATGTTCATGGGTATGGATCTGACATGTGATATGCGTGTTGCACATGCATTGGGTGAGAAACCTGTGATCGACAAAGAGATCAAACGTGAGAAGAAGAAGTTTACTGTCGGTGAACTCATGAAGTCTGACTTTGGTCTAAAGTATGACCTGATGCTCAACATGATGTTGCGTGACGGTATCGTGGATATGGATACTATCGTTCAGGTTGGTCAGAATGGTAGACTCAAGGAAGTCTACGTAGTCAAAGAGAAGGAGGCTTACCGAATGTTTGGTAAGACGTTCCATGGCAAATACACCAAAAACTCCGAAGAGGAGTAACCCTGTCGCAAAGAACTTGGAGAAGTTCAACCGTCCCGCTACTCACGTTGATCGTAAGAAGCGGGACAAAGATGGATACAAAAAACATAAAGGGGAGAGAGATGAACATCTTCGCAATTGAGTATGATCCGGAACGCAAGAACCCGTTCCCTGAAGCAGTCGAGTCTGCAGTATCGCAATGCGATAAGCACGTGGTCAAGATGCCGTTGGAGTCTTGCCAGATGTTGTGTACTGCACATAGAATTTTAGACGGTGACGAAGGTAACGAAGATCTGTACAAGATCGCACATCCTCGACACCCATCTACCTTGTGGACTATGGAGTCCATGGGTAACTACAACTGGCACTATGCACACTGGATTGCATTGTGCGAAGAGTATACCTACCGATATGGTAAGGTACACAAGTCCGAAGAAAAGTTCCGTGCACGTCTGTGTGTTCCACCCGTGAACATTCCGATGGGTACTATCACCCCTTTCAAACTTGCATTCAAGGATTACCCTGAGTGTATTGTTGAAGGAGATCCGGTTGCGTCCTACCGGAACTTCTACCAGACTAAACAGTCTCGTTTTGAAATGAAGTGGACTAAACGTCAACCCCCATCATGGTTTAAGGAAGCATCATGAGTAGACTTGGTTATGATCTTGCGTATGCAGGACACACACCCTTCGAGGGTGATGAAGGAATGGAATCTGCACTCTATGAGAATCTGAAAAAGTTTCGATTGAGTGGAGTCCACTATACCCCTAACATGGATCTCGCACGAGATCTTGAGAAAATTGCTCTGCAGTCATTCTCTGTTAAGGATTTTGAAAATAAAGTACACGAGTACTTGACAAGTTAAGGATAATCATATATAATGGATAAAAGATTGCGATTTCAAATGATTCGTAGTGCGGTAGAGAAATCTAATGCAAAACGAAGACAGAAGCGTCTTAACATTGAATTGGAGAAAGAACTCCAACAAATTGAGGATAGTTTATGTACACCGAAAAAGAATTTCAAGAAGCTTTAGAAAAGACTAAGGCGGTTCTGAAAGATACCTATGTCCAGAACATTATCTACATTCAAGAACGAATGAAGGATAAGGCTCCGGAAGAGGAATTGAAGAATATCGAAGAGTTGATCATTGCGAATGAGCGTATGATCGTCTACTACGATGAGGGTGACCAGTGGGTCAAAGAACTTCATGCAGATGCTCAAGCTAAAGGAGAAGATAATGGAACAAGTGATGGACTCGGAGATGACTCCGGAGATGATGAAGGCGAAGTCGCTAGAATCGAAGAGGCAAGGAATTCTTGAAGCACTCCAAGACGGGATCGTAGATCTTCAGTTTAAGAAAGTCAACGGAGACTTACGCAATATGCGTGGGACTCGTAAGTTTGATCTAATCCCTGAAGAGAAACATCCTAAGACCGAAGACAAACGTGAACAGAACGAAACCATCGTTGTTCTGTTTGATCTTGAGGTCAACGACTGGAGATCGTTTCGAGTCGAAAATTTAGTGGAGTATCGGTGTGAGTCATGGGTTTAAAGAAAACTCCTACCTTGCGTAAAAAACGCAAACCAATGAGTGATGAACAACGTGCGGCGGCAAGTGACAGACTTGCCAAAGCACGACTCGCTCGTGGACATGACGGTTCAAAGTCAGTTCATCCTATTCTTAGGGAGATGGACGAAGATCATCCCCTACACTGGAAAAAGGTGAAGGGATGGATCAAAGAAGTTGGTGAAGAACTTCGTGCTAAGAAACAACAGCGCCTTTCCAAAGATTCGAAGGAGAGGTTGGAATATCAGATATTAGAAGTCTATCTTTCTAATATGAAACGTTACCTTGAGAGTAGTATTTGGTTAGACCATCGTTATGGTAGACACAGAGAGGGTAAGATGAATACCTTTGTGTACACCATGGCTTACGATGCGAATGGTCGCCCCAAAAGAACTATAGGTCATTTCTACTCTGACTGTGGCGAGTACACAAAGGAGATGAAAGAACATGACGATAGAGTTTACGCTTCCGAACCAAAAGGAAACCCCCGAACAGGAGGAGAACTTTATGAACCGGAAGAGGTTCTCGAAGATGGTGGAGATGACTGTCAGACGTAGCGGTCTGAGTTATATAGATACCATTGTTCACTTATGTGAAGAGAACAAAATGGAAGTTGAGGATGTTAAGAAGTATCTTACACCCTCAATTGTGGAACGTCTAGAGAGTGAAGCAATGTCGCTAAATTTTCTAGAAAAACAAAATACGCTTGACATTTGAGTATAAATAAGTTATACTGATTATGTTGAAGTGAAAATACGCTGAAAACAATTGTAAATAAACTGCATATACTGCACATACTGGAGAAAAAATATGTCTTTTGCTAACCTAAAAAGTCGGTCTGCCGACATCTCAAAATTGGTCAACGCTGCACAAGAAGCGTCTGGTCAGAAACAACAAACCAATAAGTACGTAGACGAACGTCAGTGGAAACCAACCGTCGATGAAAGCGGTAATGGTTATGCTGTTATTCGTTTCCTTCCTGCAGTGGAAGGTATGGAAACCCCATGGGTACGTTATTGGGATCATGGATTCAAAGGCCCTCAAGGTCAGTGGTACATTGAGAAATCTTTGACTACCATTGGTCAGAAGGATCCTGTATCCGAACTCAACTCACGTCTATGGAACACAGGACTCGAAGAAGATAAGGAAACTGCTCGTAAGCAGAAGCGTAGGTTACACTACGTGTCCAACATCCTTGTTGTGAACGATCCTGCTAACCCTGCCAATAACGGTAAAGTCTTCTACTATGAATTTGGTAAGAAGATTTTTGATAAGATCATGGATCTTATGCAACCACAATTTCCGGGCGAAGAACCCATCAATCCATTCGACTTTTGGAATGGTGCAGACTTCGAACTGAAGATCCGTAACGTTGCCGGTTATCGTAACTACGATAAATCGGAGTTCAAATCTACTTCTGCATTGTTCGATGCGGATGAGACTAAACTCGAAGCAACGTACAATCAACAGTACGATCTGAATGAGTTCATCGATCCTGCAAACTTCAAGTCATACGCTGATCTGGAAGCACGTCTTGGTCTAGTACTAGGTACTGCGGTAGGATCTAATGTGACTGCGAAGAATGAGTCTTTGACTCAGACTGCAGAGTCAAGTGTAGGTAAATCTGCACCTGAACCTGAAATTGTTGCCGCCCCTGAACCTTCAGTTGGAGCAACAGATGATGAAGAGGACACTCTGTCCTACTTCGCTAAAATGGCCCAAGAAGACTAAGGAGATACACTATGTTTAATTGGCTTAAGAAAATCTTTGCTCCTATCTCAGCAGAGGGTGACTTCGGGAAAACTATCTTTGATGACGTTTCCGAACCAACCCACACTGCCGAGTCTCTAGGAAAACTCACCAAGGCACAACTTGAGGAGTTGGGTAGAGAGAACGGAGTAGAGTTGGATAGACGTAAGAAGAAAGCAACCCTGATTGAAGAGTTGCTAACTGTTCTTTAACCGAAAGATCCACCTAAACCCCAAGACCTGTCATTCGTATCTACGGTTGGCAGGTTTTGGTCTATTATGGCTGCAGTACTTTGATTGTTTGTAGTCGTACTTGTCTGATTCGGTGCACTCACCACAACATTCGTTCCTGAAGAAG